TAAATTGTATTAAATCGTGTATATCTTGTAAACATATTAATTCTATATATTCAACACCCAAACTATCTAGTAAAACTAAATAGTTTTGTTTTTGTTGTAATGTAAAATTAAAAAATATAGGATTTTTCGTACCTTCAGCGAATGTCGAGTCAATTATACTTTCCAACATACCAATAATTCTTATATTAAATTAAGTTATTAAAAAAATATATATAAAACGAATAATAAAAAATTGATTTATACTTATTTTCCCTTTTAATTATAGCCTTAGTGCGTAAGAAATTATAAAAAAAATACTTTAGTAAGATTAAAAATGAACAGAACTACAGCTAAAACCACCACTACTAAAACTAAGAAAATTGTAAAAGCTAAAGAAGCTCCAGTTGAAACTGTTACTGAAACTCCAGTTGAAACTGTTACTGAAACTCCAGTTGAAACTGTTACTGAAACTCCAGTTGAAACTACAACGGAAACTCCAGTTGAAACTCCAGTTGAAACAGATACTATGAAGCAACGTTTTGAAAAGTTGATTAAATCCAAACAAGATCTTATGAATGAATTGAAACGTGAAATTCAAGAATTAAGAAAGATGCAACGTGATCACGAAAATGCTATTAAGGAAGCATCTAAGAAAACTAAAAAAAAAAAAACTCCAAGGGATGTAAATAGAAAGCCATCTGGTTTTGCATCACCAGTTGTTGTTTCAGATGATCTTTATAACTTCCTTTCTCAATATGGTGTAAAGAAATCTGATCCAATTGCTAGAACTGATGTTACTAGACATATTACTAATTATATCAAGGAAAAGGATCTTCAAAATCCTGAACACAGACGTGAAATTATTCCAGATGCTGCTTTGAAGAAGTTGTTTGGACCAGCAATTGAACCAAAGGATCCAAATGATCCTAAGTCACCTTTAGTATATACTTATCTTAAGTTGCAAAGATATTTGTCTCCTCATTTCCCAAAAAAGGCAACTGCTTAAATTAAAAATTAGATGTAAAATGTAAATATTAAATTAATTATTTATTAATTTAATTTTAATATTCGTTGTAATTATTTAGATTTAGATGTCATTATAAATTATTTAAGCAGATGTTGTATGTGCTCTAAATTTGATTGTAGTAGAAGACCATCCACTAACATTTGTAGATGTATATTTAATTTGACCTTTACTGTTAACATTATCAATTGAGAATACGTATCCGGTATTATCACCAACAAAGGCTGCGTTTATTGCCCAATCACCACTATCTTTTTGAACACCTCTAATATCATAATTAGCATACAAGTTACCATTGCTAGAAAGTACAGATACAGATACAACGGCATTGAATGATCTTACAATTGCATTAGGGAATGCAAGGCCAGTAACGTTAGCTGAAGATGATTGATTATTAGCAGCAGAGAAAGATACTTCTTTAGAAATATCACCTAAACTTGGTGTAATGTCTACTGTATTAGCAAGAATAGATCCAACTGTAATTCCTGTAACATTCAATGATCCGGTACTTGTAGCAGTTGCGACAATGTTACTAATAGTAGCCAAAGGAGCGTAAACACTAGCACTACTAACTTGTGTGTTAGCAAAGATGTTGGAAGCAGTAATGTTGGTTGCAGAAAGATCGGTTACAACAAAGTTTCCAGAAGACAAGTTAGTTGCAACAATGTTAGTCATTGTAGCGTTAGTTGAGTTTATTTGTCCAGAACTTACACTAGTAGACAAAATACTTCCAGTGGTTAAACCGATTGACACACCAAGAGTTCCCTGAACATCAAGTTTGTATGCTGGAGCACTCGTACCGATACCGATATTACCAGAACTATTAACTCTCATACGTTCATATCCTACAGTGTAGAAGTAAAGGTTACCATCAGTTACACTTGGAGTTTCAGAAGCCAAGATTTTAGTAGTTTGAGCAATATCAACAACACCACCCAAAGATCCCCAAGCACTACCAGGTCCATAACCTTCAAATTGTTGGTATTCACTGTTGTAACGAATGTCACCAGATCTTGCAACAGCAGGTCTGTCTGCTGTATTACCCACTGGGATTTTAAGAGAAGGTCCAACAATGGTTACACTTGATCCCATTGTGACATTGGATACCAATGTAGATTCTCCGGTAACATTAAGAGATCCAGTTGTAACACCTCCGTGTAACATTGAAGAAGTGTTAACATTAAGAGTTCCAGTACTTGTAGCAGTACCGACAATGTTACTAATAGTAGCCAAAGGAGCATAGAAACTGGCACTACTGACTTGTGTGTTAGCAAAGACACTTGCTGCAGTAACATTGGTGACGTTCAAAGTACCTGAACTGATGTCAGTAGAGACGACGTTGCTGATGGTAGCCAATGGAGCATACACGCTAGCAGAACTAACTTGTGTGTTAGCAAAGACACTAGCAGCAGTGACGTTGGTGACGTTCAAAGTACCTGAACTGATGTCAGTAGAGACGACATTACTGATGGTAGCTAAAGGAGCGTATACACTAGCAGAGCTGACTTTGGTGTTAACAAGAATGTTAGAAGCAGTAATGTTCGTTGCCAAGAGATCGGTTACAGCAAAGTTTCCAGAAGACAAGTTGGTTGTGACAATGTTGGAGATGGTAGCGTTGGTTGCATTAATTTGTCCAGAACTGACACTTGTGGAAGCAAGTAAAGTGGAAGTGGTGATGCTGTTACTAACACGCATTTCACCAGTGACATCGACTGTGTAAGATGGGGCAGTGTTATTTATACCAACGTTTCCTCCAGTTGTGAAGATAGAACCAACTGTGTTACTGTTTCCGTATGCAATGAAATTTTGACTGATGCTAGCGATACCACCAGAAAAGTTAGTGTCGATGAGATTTGTTGTAGTGATGTTTACAGTTGTGATGGTACCAGCTACGAATAAATCAGAAGACAAGTACATATTTCCACCAGTGATAGTAGAAGCAGACAACCAAGAAGCACCTAAAGTAGAGAACGAACCCAAAGTGGAGTGGACACTTCCAACTGTAATAGCTGTAGCCTTAATATTTTCTATAGTACCACTTGGAGCATATAAGTTTCCTGCGCTGATAGAACTGGTTGCCAAAATAGTAGCAACAGTCATACCAGTGGCATCGATAGATCCAGTACTTGTAGCAGTAGCAACAATGTTACTAATGGTGGCTAAAGGAGCGTAGAAACTAGCACTACTAACTTGTGTGTTAGCAAAGACACTAGAAGCAGTGACGTCGGTGACGTTAAGAGTTCCGGTACTTGTAGCAGTAGCAACAATGTTACTAATGGTAGCTAAAGGAGCATAGAAACTGGCACTACTAACTTGTGTGGTAGCAAAGACACTAGCAGCAGTGACGTTGGTGACGTTCAAAGTTCCAGAGCTGATGTCAGTAGCGACAACATTGCTAATAGTGGCCAAAGGAGCATATACACTAGCAGAGCTAACTTTAGTATTAACAAATACATTAGCGGCAGTAACGTTGGTGACGTTCAAAGTTCCTGAACTCATATCGGTAGCTACGACGTTGCTAATAGTAGCCAAAGGAGCGTATACACTAGCACTACTAACTTGTGTATTAGCAAAGATACTAGCAGCAGTGACGTTGGTGACGTTCAAAGTACCAGAACTGATATCGGTAGCGACGACGTTACTGATGGTAGCTAAAGGTGCGTACAAACTAGCAGAACTGACTTTTGTGTTAACAAAGACATTGGAAGCAGTGACGTTAGTGACGTTCAAAGTTCCAGAACTGATATCAGTAGCGACGACGTTAGCGGCAGTAACATCAGTTACGTTCAAAGTTCCGGTGCTTGTAGCAGTAGCAACAACGTTACTGATGGTAGCTAATGGAGCGTATACGCTAGCAGAGCTAATTCTTGTGTTTGCATTAATAATACCTGCTGTGATATTAGTTGCAATAAAATGTTCTACGGCAAAAGATCCGGATGTCATATTTGTAGCAACTAAATTGGTGATTGTTGCTAATGATGAGTATAAAGCACCAGTTGATATTTGAGATGATGCTAACAAACTTGAAATTGTCATATCAGTTGCATTGATATGCCCAGATGTTAAGTGAGTATTTAGTAAATTTTCTATAGTACTGGTACCAACTGATAAATATCCAGAAGTTATATTTGTAGATAACATATTAGTTGTTGTAATACTAGTTGTTTGAATATTTGCTGTAAAAAATGATCCAGCTGTAAGACTTCCTGATATAACCACATTTCCACCAACATTTGCATTTTTCTGAATTCCAATACCACCAGACATAATAATTGCACCATCACTTGTTGATGTACTTTGTGTAGTATTTGTATATGTTGAAATTCCTCCAAATGTAGAAGCACCTAATGATGTAAATCCACCGTATAAGAAGAGAGAAGCACTTGTTTGGCTAGAGCTAGTCGTGTCTAAAACCACTAATGGTTGATTAAAATATAAATTTGTATAAACACTTGTCATTTATACAATTAATAAAGAAAAAAATAAACGCAATATTGCGTTTGATATTTTAAAAAATATTATATTGAGAAAATAAACACAATATTGCGTTTATTTCGGTGATACTTTATTCACATTTGCATTCGCTTTTATTTTCACATTTGCATTCGCATTTATTTTCACATTTGCATTCGCTTTTATTTTCACATTTGCATTCGCATTTATTTTCACATTTGCATTCGCTTTTATTTTCACATATATTTTCACATTTGCATTCGCATTTATTTTCACATTTGCATTCACTTTTATTTCTATATACATCTAATTCTATTTTTAAAGAATTACACATTTTTAGAGCATCTAAAATGTCTTGTTTTAAACTCTTTGGAATTAATTTCTTATAATATAATACATTATCAGTTAAACGAACAATTAACCCACGCTCTTCATCAGTCCAAGATTTTTCTAATAAAATTTTTAATTCTTCTTCAAACATTAATATATTTAAAAGCGAAAAAAAAATTCCATATTAATCAAAATAAAATTATCTAATAACCATATCTATTATTTGATTCCTTTGTAATTTATTTCTCATAGTTCTCCTCCATTATATTTTTATAGTACAATTTACCTTGTATAGAATATTCATTAAATTATTAAAACTAAGCCTCATTTTTACTTATATATTATATTAAATAAAATTATATTTTACTAGAATAATATTCATCCATTAATAAACTATCACTTGATTCATCACCTTGAATACTAATACTAAACGAAGGTTCACTTTCCATAATAGAATATCCAACAATTCTTGTATCTTTATCTACCTTCATTTGTTCTAATAATATATTACAAGTAAACATATTATCTATAAATTGCAAATTCCTTATATTTATTATAGAAACAACTTCTAAAGGATCATTTGTATTTATATCTTCAAGTGCAATATTAGTCTTGAACTGATCATATATTTTTAAATATTTACTAAAAGACATTGTAAACTCACAATTATCATCATCAATAATATCAACTGAAGACACAAAACATTTAATAATTTTACTCATTGTAAAAACCTTACCACTAAACCACGTTTCAGAATTCTCATAGACATTTTGTACAACAAAATTTTCCAATCTCCTTATAAAATCCCTATACACAACCTTATCTATTATAAATGTAATCATATTATCATCTTCGTTAATAGATTTAAATTTACAAGACGGCATCTGAACGTAAAGTGGTCGATTGTCATAATCAATATCAATATAATATATCGATTTAACTACTACATCATCATCTAATTTTATTTTTTTTATTTTCTTATATGGTCTATCACTAAATTTGATCTTTTTAATATCCACATTATTATACATAAGCACACTCATTTATAAAATATACACATTTTATAAATATTTTTTTTACACACTTGTTTATCAAAATTTATTTATCAAATTTATTTCTTTGTATCCGATCTAAAAGATTTGTTACCTAATCCATATCCACCAATCCACGGACTACTTTTTGTAAACATATCTTTATATATTTCACTAGGAACATTTTCATCTCCAAATTGTACATCTAATGTATGTTTAGGTATATATTTATATATAATTTTTGGAGGTGGACACTTCAAATCCGTCTTTAACCAAGACACTATAATAGATACCATACCCGTAATTAATAATAATAAAATAACTGTATCCATTCTTATTAATTATACAAGAAATTATTTATCACGTTTAATTTTTCACAATCCAGTTAAAATAATCAAATAATAAGTCTGATACGTGATCCCAACTGTAATCCTTTTCAATATATTGTTTCATCGTATTATACGAATTTACTCCTCCATTATCCCTCTTATTCTTCAAATCACAAATTTTTTCTTCATTCTCCAATATCAAGTTTAACAATTTACTAAAATCAATATTATTCTGTTTATATCCATTTTCAAAAGTCAAAACTTCAGATTCAATATAAATAACATGTTCATTACCACCATTCTTATAAATATCCCTAGTATACTCATGAGTACTACCCGTTTTAGAAATCATAACTGGTAATCCAGAAGATAAAGCCTCTAATGGTGCCAAATTAAAACCTTCCGCCAAATAAGGAGACAAATATAAATCTGCAGCATTATACAAATCATTCATTTTTACACATGATAAAGTTTTGTCCGTAAAAATAATATGATCCGTTAACAAAACGTTCATCTCATCAAGAGAAATAGCATTTGCTTGTCTTAATTCATCAAAATACAATTCTAAAAATACCTTTGATTGATACAAATCACCAGTTCCCTTTAAAAGTAATTTATAATTTTTTCTACCAATTCTATTTACTAAAACATTAAGAATCTGTAAAATATATAACATACCCTTATTTTTTGTCATGGAACCAATATTTATCATTAATATATCAGAGTCTTTTACTTTATAAAATTCCCTAACTCGTTTTCTCCGAGACACATCATACTTAAACACTTTTGTATCTACACCGTGTGTAATTACTCTGTTTTTATTATCTTCCAAACCATATTTTACCATACCTAAAGATGACCAAATACTCGGTGACGTCATATATAATTTATCATTACGCATAACATAATCTTTTATATCTTGATCTGTCTTGAAATTTAAAGCTGGATTAAAATAATGAGGTTCCAATGTAGCAAATTCTGAAGTATAAAATACACATTTAGGAATAACCTTATCATTAATCGTAACAGTAGTTATATCATACGGATATGTAATACTATAAACTAAATCAACTTCTTCTCCATTCCATTGTTTTAAATTACGAATTATATCGTTGTATTCTTCACTATACACTAATTTCTTTACAGAATTCCATTCCTCACGAAAATAAGGCATCTCCTGAATATAAATATCCATTACATCTTTATATTTCTTGTACAAATGAACAATCTGAAAACAGTTTACTAATGAATAACTGTGAGCTATATTAAACCAAGCACGAAATAGAACTCTTATTTTTTCTTTCTTTTCCATTATTTATTTACCCTTTGATGTAAAATGTTTTTTATTTTTAAACTCAAATTGTTAAATTAAAAGTTGTATCCAAAATTCAAAGTGATATCTTAAATTGTTCTCTTGTTTGTTGTAATTGTTCTCTTGTTTGTTGTAATTGTTCTCTTGTTTGTTGTAATTGTTCTGTTGTTTGTTGTAATTGTTCTTGTAATTGTTTTAATTGTCCAGTATTTATTTTATTATCAGTTTCTAATTTTTGTATAGCACCTACCAAATAAGGGATAATTCTTTCGTGTTTAAGTTTTTTATACATTTTTTCAGTTTGTATATCTTGAAATTCATCTACAGCATATTTAATAACATCTTCTACTTCTTGTGCTATAAATCCAACATCATCTGTATTCTTTTTACACGTATTCGAAATATCATCATTCCAAGTAAAAGTCACTGGTCTTAAACGATTCACGATGTCGATTGATTCATCCAAATCTAATGTGTGTACATTGTGTTTTAATCTCGCATCAGATATATTTCCAAACACTGTCAAATCACCTACTACAGTTAAATTACCAATACTATTTAAACGAGAACTTATTGTTCCATTTGTATGAATATCAAGACAATCTAAACTATTATCGTAAACAATTCTACCTCGATAATTACTTCCTACATTTGAAAAATCAATCCGTGTACCTGTAGTAGAATTAAGTTGAATAAAAGCATAATTGTCATTCATTGTACCCATATAAATTCCTCCGATAGTAGATGATGACCTATTTGTAGTACCAGATATGTGCAATGGACCAGCTGGATATAATGTACCAAAACCCACATTTCCACCAGTTGTAACTATACTACCAATGGTGTTTGAATTTCCTAAAGCCATTAAACTTGTTGTGATTCTTACAGTTCCAACTGTACCAGTTGTTACAATTAAAGAATCTGACGATATATTTGTTGAATATAATGTTTTATCAATAGTACAACCACCTGCAATATACAAAGATCCTTTAGTAATAGAATTCGAATCAACTGTACTTAATATTTGTATAGAATCGATTATTAATGTACCACTTGTAGACAATCCTAAATAATTTACAGAAACTGTTTTATTTATTTGCACAACTTGATAACTAAAAATCATATTTGTGAAACCTGAAAAGTTGGGTGACGTGTACTGTATTTGTCCAGAAGAAGTAATACTAAATAAAACACCAGTTATATCACCATAACTGTTTATATATATATCCCATTGTGAAGATCTTTGAATTCCTTCAAGAATAAATGTTTCATAAAGATTTGTCGTAGCTGTTACACTTACAGCCAAAGTTACAGTAAATGATCTAACAGTAGAATTACTAAAAAATAAATTAGTAATATTCGTAGCTGACCCCACATTATTAGAAGCTACGAAAACATTAGAAAAGATATTTGACATACCCAAATTTAAATCTGATATAGATAAACTTCCGTATGTTACATTGGTAACATTTAAATTAGATAAATATGATAATCCACCAACATATAAATTTTTTTCGATACCTACACCACCAGCTACTTTTAATGATCCAGAATATATATCAGTTGATTCTGTTGTAGTTGTAACTGAAATGGAATTATCATTCGCATTAATAATAATTGGTTGTGATGTGTTATTTCCAGCTGCAATTTTAATAGATGTAGCATTTTCACTTAAT